CGACAGGGATCACACGCCTTGCCACTGCTTCTCCCTTATTTCCTTCAATGACTGTGATATTACTGCCGGACACAGATTCAACATATCCGATATGGTCTGCATATCCGTCATTCGGCTGTGTGGATCTGTCCCAGTTATATGCGATCACATACCCAGGCTTTGGTGTGATCGTGCCGTCCTCGATCCAGATTCCTTTCTGCTTAAAGATCTCAATGTGCTTTTCCACACCGCACTCCCTGCCGATAAGTTCTTCACACCCTGCCTTAACTGCTGCGGCAGATACACAGGTGTCACACCACTCATCACTGTACTTCACAACATACCCTCTCGGCAGTGGTTTTACACTGTTATACAGGTCGATGATCTCTTTGAATCTTCCGTTGGATTCATTAAATCCGAGCCATCCCCTCATCACGTTTAATACACCCTCTGCTGTCTTTCCCATCGTTTTCTTTTCTCCTTCATCATATTTTGTCAGACCGTACTGGCGGATAAGTTTCATGCAGTTTTCCACGTAGGAAGACGATGTTGCATAGCCGTCAGCACGGATAGTCTCAAGGTACTTCTCAGGATCCGTGATCCCTTTTAAGTTCCGGTAACGGGGCAGCTGGATAAACTCGAAATAACCTTTAATTCCCTCTTCCATCGAATCGTATACACGGAAATTGTCACTGATCGTTGTGAGTGTTCCCGGTGTATACTCTTCCTGTGTTTTCATGTTCACGGACTTTCCAGTCCATCTGCTGCCACACTTTAATCCAAAATAATTGTGGTACTGGGACGAGAGTTTACTCCCGCCCCAGCCGGATTCCAGGACTGCCTGTGCGATCACGGGGGAATGTACCAGAATGCCGTATGCTGCTGCATACTTCTGCACATACCCTGCAACACTGGAAATAAATTCATTCTTCGTCATCTTCTCCCTCACTTTCCGAACGGTCATGTAACTGTTCTAAAACCTCTTTGATCTTCTCCGGCACCGGAAGTCCCAGATGGGATGCATTCTCCAACAGGCTCACACCCTCGTTTGAAATGTAAAAGAAGATCACTGCGGTTCTCAGCACGCTGCCTGTCCCAACCACGTGGATATCCAGGATGTTTGCAATACCCACCAGTAAAAAGATCAGCACCTTACGGCAGATCCCCCTAAAACCGACTGCACTTGACAGCTTCCGGTCATTTACTGCACACATGACACCCGTAATGTAGTCAATGACCGCAAATGCGATCAGGGCATAGAGCAGACCGTCACAGCCCCCTAAAAAATAACCGAGCCATCCGCCTACTGCTGCAAACATGAACTGTACTGCATTCCAAAATTCCTTCATTGTCTTGTCCTCCTTCTAAATTTTTGTATGAAAAAAGCAGCCGCCCGTAATGGGAAGCTGCTTGATTCCGAAATTGTTATTCTTTTGTTTCCGTCAGAGTGTAAGTGATCTTCATCGTCTTATCTGCAGTCTTGATAACGGGTGATGCCAGGTTATTGATGGTTGCAAGATACGGTGTGTATAAAAACAATTCTTTATAATTGCAGTATCTGTTGTGATTGTATACCCACTCCCTGAGCATGTAGGTCTTATATCTTGCCATCTGGTGTATTCCCCATGCACAATAACTCTGGTATCCGATGCTGCCTATCTTCTGTGCCGGATGCCCGTCTTCAAAATACCATCCGTTGATCACGATATCATCATCCACAATATAGCTGAATTCATTACTGCTGTTATAGTTATAATCCGTGACCCTTTCAAGATTGGCAACATTTGTGGTATCCAAACGGTACAGCTTGTTGTTGTCGCTTGATACACACATCAGCCACTTCCCGCTCATGCCGATACTGTAAAAATCACTCACACCGGACGGCACTTCTATCTTTTGGGTCAAGCACCTTCCCTTTTCGATCTTATCCATATAGAACTCATAACTGACATAATCGAACTGTTCCGTGTCACGATATGTGCGTGAATATTTCTGGTTAGTCTTTCTCGCGATCCCGTACCAACATCCATCCGCACTATGAAAGAAATGGCTTCTTATATTTGTATTATCCTCATTTGGAATGTCATAATCCCCCTTTGATGGAGAACCTGTCCTGTGTATCCAGTAGGGATAATGCCCAAGGTCTATCTCCGTTACCTCGGATGCATCAAAGGCTTCCTGTGATATCAGATTTTCCACGAGACCTGCATGAAGATACTCCTCCGGCACTTTCTTCAGCAGTGCCTTTTCAGAGTTATTTCTCGTTATCATCTCCATGCGGTATCCTTCCATGATATAAGTCCTTTTATTTTGTCTGTAACTTTCTTCACTATATGAATCATTCTGTGACGAAAATGTCCCCAACCGTACCAGATAATTATTTCCATTCTCCTGTCCTATCCCAGCTATCCTGTTCGTGAGTGCTATTGCTGATATCGTTCCATTTGCCTGTGAAGTAGCAAAATCCCAGACGAACTTATACCCTCCATCGATTCTCTTGCTCTCCGTTAAGTTCCTGCTGCCCCTTCTGATATCCGTTGTATTATTTGCATCACTGGATGCATAACCGATAAGCGGATTTGAAAACGGGGCATACAGATTATCGACCCTTTCTTCCAAAGGCTCCTGATAAAGCAGGATGCCGCCCGTAAGTTTATCCACGATTGGCAGCATCCATTTTTCACCGCTCTGCCCGTCAAATGATAAGTTATCATAAAGCATGCCTAAAATATTGGAATTTAGGATGGCATTGACTGCATCCGTGACAAGGTTGGTATCCTCATGCACTTCTTTTTTACCTGTATGCACATCTGTAAGTTCTATTACACTTTTTCCTTTTAACATTGCTATTCCTCCGTATTCAAAAAGTCTGTTATCACATTTGTGATAAAACCGTCAGCCCCGCTCAGGACAAACCGATATTTTATCGTTCCCGTGGTTGCTTTCTCTGCCCACGCATCAGAACTGACTGCTTCAATGGCTGCCTTGGACATCCCGGAGGATTCCTCCGTAAATTTCACCCATTTATTATTTACATAACCAAGCCACGTTTCCCCCCTGTCAAATGATACGGCAAACAGGCATTTCTCATCACAGTCACAGGTGACCTTTTCTATCCCGAGAATGCTTGCATCCGACATATCAATATCTTCGGAATAAATGACCTGTGGTTTCGGCACACCCTTATAACTGATCTTCATATCCGGGAATCGGTTATGAGAATCATGCCAGTAAAGTACGGACGGATTTTTCAGCCCAAGAAGTACATTTCCATCCGGCAGATCCGGAATACCATACGTCTCAAACACTTCTGCCGTCAGTTCTGTTTCCTCAAGTGGTGTAAGTGCATCATCTGTGATGGTATAAAGCATTCCCCCTTCATCCTTAAACAGATACCTTCGGTTATACGGATCTAAAAAGACCGGGGGATCATCCGACAGTTCATACTCATTTCCCGCATCGTCTTGATGAAGGAAGGTTACCGTTTTCCCTTTTGCGATCTGGAACGGTATATTTTTTGATTTTGTGTAAAGACTGCACTCTCCAATGCTTGAGGAAGAAACCGGGACTTCAACAAAATAAAGGACAATATCTCCGGTATCAAAAAACAGTGCATCCCATATAAGTCTGGTTGATGCATTATTATTTCCATGGGCACTATAGCCTTCCCATCTGATACGCAGAAATTTATAATGTTCAAACAGAGTACCCTCTTCCCTTTTCAGCGTATACAGATCGGCATCCCTCCGGCTTATC